ACAAAATACATTGAAACTGTAATTTAATAGTTGTCATGAGCAAAGTAAAACACATTATAGTATGTGTCTTATAAATGCCACAGTTATATAATATCCATTCCAGACATAAAGTAAAACACATTATAGTATGTATCTATTATAAATGTTAAACAAAATACATTGAAACTGTAATTTAATAGTTGTCATGAGCAAAGTAAAACACATTATAGTATGTGTCTTATAAATGCCACAGTTATATAATATCCATTCCAGACATAAAGTAAAACACATTATAGTATGTATCTATTATAAATGTTAAACAAAATACATTGAAACTGTAATTTAATAGTTGTCATGAGCAAAGTAAAACACATTATAGTATGTGTCTTATAAATGCCACAGTTATATAATATCCATTCCAGACATAAAGTAAAACACATTATAGTATGTGTCTTATAAATGCCACAGTTATATAATATCCATTCCAGACATAAAGTAAAACACATTATAGTGTGTGTTTATTTATATAAAAAAATTGAGTTTATTATATAATAATTATATTTAATAATACATATATAGAAATGATAAAGTGTAAAGGAAAAGATTATAATGGTAATACATGTAGAAATAATATAAAAGATGATACATATTTTTGCAAATATCATTATTATATGAAAGATTATACAGAAGACATGTTAAATAATTTAACATATTGTTCATGTTGTAAAAAATATTACTATATAGTAGAAGGAAAATTATGTTCACAATGTAAAGAAAGAGGAAAAAAAAATTGTGAAAAAAAAAATAAAGAGAAAATTATCTGTGAAAAAGATGGCTGTACATTTCAAAGATCAATAGAAAATGAATTTTGTGGAAAACATCAAATAGAGTATTTCAAAAAAGAAGTAATAAAATCTAAAAAAAAAGTTTGTTTTAATTATATAAGAGGTTGTAGAAATATACTTGAAATTAATTATGAAAAAAGTAAATGTATTGATTGTTTAAAAAAAGATAGATTACATGATAAGAAAAAAAGAGATAATGTAAATTTTGAAATTAAAAAATGTGAAATAGTTGTAAATATTAATAATAGTGACAACAAAGAGATTGATAAAATAGATACAACTACCAAAGATAACACAACCAATGATAATGATAGTATAACATCAGACGATGACAATAGTATAACAACAGATAATGATAGTATAACATCAGACGATGACAATAGTATAACAACAGATGATGATAGTATAACAATAGATGATGATAGTATAACAACTAATGACGATAGTATAACTATAGATGGTGACACAACTACCAATAAAGAAAAAGATAATATAAAAATAAGAAATTTGAGAAAAAATAAATATATTGATGATAAATTATTAGAAGAAATAAATAATGGTAATTATGAAATTAAGTGTAAAAGATGTAAAAAATTTAGTGATAAAAGAAATTTTATTGATAAAAATGGAATTATTACAAAAAAATGTATTGAATGTCGTGAAAAAGCAAAAATTATTGATTCTAAAAGAATTATAACAGAAGAAATAATTAAAAAAAATAAAGAAAATGCTAAAAAACCAGAACGTTTAGAAACTAAAAAAGAATGGATAGAAGAAAATTATGATAAAACAGCAAAATATTGGTTAGATTATAGAACAAAAAGAATTCAAAATGAAAATGATAAATACTGGGAAAATAATGCTACATGTATGAAAGCATGGCGTGATAAAAATCCAGAAAAAACCAAACAAATAAATGAAGATAAAAAAATAAATATTGAAAAATCATTCAATACTTATAAAATATCTGCAAATTCTAAAAATCTGTTATTTGAATTAACTAAAGAAGAATTTATAGAAATTTGTAAAAAAGAATGTTTTTATTGTGGAGATATTCAAGATAAAGGATTTAATGGTATTGATAGAATAGATTGTAAAGGAAATTATGTAAAAGATAATATTGCACCGTGTTGTGAAATATGTAATTGGATGAAAAATACGTTAAATCAAGAAGTATTTTTTAATATAATAAAACATATTATGACTAAAAACAAATTTATAACTGATAGTTTATATAATAACTCATTTAATAATAGTAACTCATTAAATTATAAATATTATGCTCTTTCTGCCGCAAGAAGGAAAATTGAGTTTAACTTAGATAAAAAAACATTCTTATATTTGATACATCATAATTGTTATTTATGTGGTAAAAAAACAGACGATGAACATCAAAATGGAATTGATAGAGTAGATAATGATAAAGGTTATATTTTAGAAAATGTACAACCATGTTGCATAAATTGTAATTTAATTAAAAATAAATTTTCTTTAAAAATAATATTTGATAAATTTAAAAAAATCATGATTAAAAAAGAGTTTAATGTTAAAAATATTGAATTTACACCTAACATTATTACTCAAGAAATAATATATAAGTTTTATGAAATTGATAATGAAAATATAGATGAAAAAGATATTCAAAGTTTAATAAATAAAAAAATGGAATTAATAGAAGAAAAAAATAAAGAAAGAGAAAAAGTTAGAAAAAAAATTTATAGAAATAATAATAAGAATAATGATAATTTACAAAAGAATACTAAAAAAACACCTGATGAAAAAAAAGAAGCAGAACGTCTTAAAAAACAAAAACAAAGAGAAAAACTGAGAGAAAAATATGGCGATGAAGAATTTAAAAAGATACGTGCTAATGAAATTGCAGTAAATAGAAAGAAAAGAAAAGAATTAGAAAATATAAATAATGTATCTAAAGAATTTTTGTAATTTAATATTTTATAAAATAATTTTTATAAAATAATACTTTTAATTTTGTTGGTCCCTAAATTATGTCCCACTAATTTGAATATGCCAAACCCCCCATGCCTGACATAATTCTTAAAACATTATAATTGGTATCATAGATATAGCATTCAGTGGAAGGTCCAACGATAGATAAAGCGGGAGGAGTTCTTGAAGTATCAGCATAAGGATAATCGGTCCATAAGTTAAGAATGAGAGTAGTGTTATCAATTCTTGAAAGATTGCATGTACCGGAAGGTTGGTGTTGTTCGGGGTGTAATGCGAATGAGTAGACGTTAACACCGTTAGAAGGGGTGGAGCTGTGGTAGTTGTAAGTTTCAATGAGATTGAAGTAAGCACCTTCTCTGGTATCAAATCTATCATGTCCGTTAAGTTGGATAAGACCAGTTTTAACGGGGTTGTATCTGTTGTTGATGAGGAGACCACTGCATAAAGGAAGAACAGCCCAGATATCCATATCAGAGAAGTTTTGGTTTCCATTAACAGAGGTGTATCTGTTATCATTCCAAGATGCAACTGGAACGGAAACATCTCTAATGGTGATGCTTTGTTCAATTGCTTTAACAACATAAGTAAGAGTTCCTACTTTACCAGAACCGTTGACATTAACAACGTTGTAGTAGATAAGAATAACGAACTTGGTGATGTAGTCGCCGAGGTTGTATTCGGGTTTTTGGGGGTTAGTTAAAACATCACGTCTAAATTTGAAGTTAACATGAGTAACATCAGCAGCAGGACCATTAGCTTGAGCATAAAGTTCTTTAGCATAGTCACTGGGGTGTCTTGAATCATCAACACCTTGGCCAGCAACAAAGGTAAATACTGAATATTTAGATTTGTTTCTGGTGTTGGTGTTAACAGAGTTAACGGTATTCCAGTTGTCATAAGCAACAGATGAGATGTTTACTTCTGGAGAAGCATCTGGGGTTGGAACGGGGATAGCTGAAGTGTCACCAACTTGGACTGAACCAGTGATAACGTTGTTAGCAGCATATTCAAGAGCACCGGTCCAGTCATCAGTGTGAGAATAGCAAAGGAATGGAGAGTTTCCGGAGATGTAATCACCAGATTTGATGTTCCATATGAGTTCTTTAGTGGGATGGTTAAAACCAAGTTTAACACGAAGAGGGTTGTTGTTAACAGCTTCAACACCGGTGAATTGAAGTTGGTTGATGAGGTATTCGTGACCAACTTGGGCGAATCTACGTCTTTCTTCAGTATCAATGTAAACATAGTCAACAAGAAGAGACATATCGTTCATCACACCAATACCGTTTCCAAGTCTGGATGCGGTAAGGTTGTTGGTGTGGCAAATAAGTTCTTGGAATGGATTAGTTTCAATCCAAAGTCTTACTTCGTGATATTGAAGAGCGATAAGGGGAAGAGCTAAACCAGAGTTAGTGTTGCACCAGAAGATTAAAGGTACAAAGAGAACGTATGGTTGAGTGAATTTGCCTTGAGCATCTGGAGCTCTAAGAGCAGTAAGTTCTTCAACATCGCCAACAAGAGCATTGTAAGCGGGTTGAGTGTTAACGTTCTTGGTAAGATCATTCCAAACACTCATCCAGTGACCCCAGTGTTTATCAATTTGAGAACCACCGATTTCAAATTGAATGTTATCAATTAAGAAGTTGCCAACTTGTCTAACCCAGCCAAAAAGAAATTTGTTTCTTTCAACTTCAGTTTGAGGAACTTGATTCATGGTAACAGATGAAAGTTCAACTCTTAAATACATTTTGGTAACAAGATCACCATTTCTGGTAATAGTTACAGTAACTCTCTTGCCAAAATCTGCAGTTCCGTTAAGAGTAAGTTCTACAGTTTCAATAGCAAAGTTGGTATATCTTCTATACACAACTTTAAAGAAAGTAATTTGAGGATTTCCAGTAAGATAAACATCTTGTGCGCCGTAAGCGACTAATTGCATTAAACCACCACCCATGTGTTATTATATATTATAGTTTTAGAAAAAAAAAATATAAAAATTTTTATTATCTATATATTATTTAAAAATATTTTAGTAATAAAAATATTTTTGTATTGCTGATACTATCAATAGCCCCAAAGACCCCTTAACGGCCCTCAATGCCCTTAACTGTCCATTAGTTTATAATCAATAAATAATAAACTTAATTTAAAATATAATTTACTTCTAATTCATTATACATGTATGAATAGTGGTCAATTTAAATTTAAACCGGATAAAATTAAATATTTAACAAATGTGCATACTTTAGATAGTTCGCATAATAAAATTATAGACACTATTAACAAAAAAAGAATTAATTTACCAAAGAAAGAGAAAAAGTTAGAAAAACTAAAAACAATGTTAAAAGAATTAGATGAAAATGCAACTACTGTAGATAACTATGTATATTTAAAATCAAAAATTATTGAGGAAGTTGATGGATTATCCAATGATATAAATGAAATTAATAATTATGATGATGAAATAAATTATTTTAGCAAAACTTATGATATCCTATTTAATTATTATGATCAATATGACGGTATAGTAAATAGTACATATAATCCACATACTCTTGTTAAAAATAATAATGATGTTAATGATGTTAATAATGTTAATGATGTTATTAATGTTAATGATGTTAATAATGTTAATATAGTTAATAATGTTAATATAGTTAATAATGTTAATATAGTTAATATAGTTAATGATGATAAAGATAATAGTAATAATAAAGATAATAATGATGATAATAATAATGGGACTAAACGTGATACTGAAATTAATGATACTTTAGCCATATGTGATATAAACGAAGACGGTGAACTAAGTATGTTATTAAAAAAAAAAGATAAAATTGATAAACTTGAATTATTAAATCAATTATCAAAATTAAAGAGAAAAGAAAAAAAATGTACACGTAAAAGAATTAAAAATATTGAATCATTAGTAAAAGATAATAATAATAATATTTTTAATTATTTAGATAAAGGAAAAAATGATATTAGTTGTATTAAAACATATTCTGATCCTGATGCTATTAATCCAAATGACACTTTTAATGCTACATCCAATCCCTCCATCTCATCATGTTTATATGATAAAAGTATACCTCCTGTTATTCCAATTTATCAAGATAAAGCATCATTATTTGAAGAATTTCGTTTAGTTATAGAGGGAATGCAAACACAAAAAAAAATAAATAAATTTTGTACCAATTGTAATATTGATAAAATATTAATATATTCAGAAGGTACTTATACATGTACGAACTGTGGCGAAGTTGAAAGTTGTATTGTTGAAAGTGATATCACAAGTTATAAAGATCCAATGATTGAAAAACCAACATTTCCATATAAAAGAAAAAATCATTTTTGCGAGTGGATATTATATCTTAACTGCTCGTTAAAGTATATACCCTTTATACTAAAAGCACTTTTAGTGCTGGTAATATCATAATAAGGAAAAGTATATACTAATCTCTTGTACTTATACATTACATACACATTATAAAAGGTATATATACATTACAAGGGGTGACATATCCAAATTGCGGGGATATCTTTACAATCTAATTACCACTTTAAATCAGCAATTTTTTAAAGGAACATGGTTAATCGCCATACCCAACGGTAAAAATATTAGATTTTAGACAATCCGCAGCCAAGTTTCTAAATTTAAATTTAGAAAAAGGTTCAGAGACTAGATGGATATGGGTCGCTTATAGCCAATAAAATTATTGGATTACTGTTTCTAAAGGTGCCTTAGGGTACTTTTGGACCATGTAAGGGGCTTAAGGTATAGTCCACACTACGGGTTAAGTCAATTTCAAGCCAAAGAATCAACAGAAATTCCTGCTGATATCATTGAGTTAATAAAAAACGAATTAAAAAAGATGCGTATAAAGAAGATGGATAATATGCCATTATCGCATTTTAAGACAATATTAAAAAAATTAAAATTAAATGAATATTATGAACATATTCCATATATAAAATCAAAGATAACAAATGTACCAGCACCAACAATAAGCAAAGATATAGAAAATAAATTTAAATCAATGTTTGACCAAATACAAGAACCTTTTGAAAAGTATTGTCCAAAAGATAGAATTAATTTTTTAAGTTATTCGTATGTTTTACACAAGTTCTGTCAATTATTAGAATTAGATGAATTTATTAAATGTTTTCCTTTACTTAAAAGTCGTGTTAAACTGCGTTCTCAAGATGAAATATGGAAAAAAATATGCAAAGATGTTAAATGGGAATATTATCCATCAATATAACTTATATAATTTTATTTCAATATGTAATGTTTTATCCAATTTTACAGCGAGGTCAATTTTAAATGAGACAATTTATGAGTAATAAATATATTAAACTCAATATCTTTAAATTAATCAGCACTATAAAAATTTGTTTATACTCCATCAAGAATTATTTAATTTAATTAAAGTTTTACGCGGACAAACATTATTATATTTAGCTGCACAAAATTGTAATAAACAAATGTTTAATGCTCTTGTTGCAATGGGTACAAATCCTCTGGGTTTAAATAGAGATGGTAGCTCTATATTACATGGTATAGCATGGGGTAAATTAAACGAAAGAAAGCAGTCTATCAAAACATATGATGAAAAAATACAGTTTATGACGGATATACTACAACACTATCCTCAAATTATACCATTACAGTTTCAAAGAAATGCAGCAGGAGAAACATATTTTGATAATTTATTAATGCGTTATCCAAATACAATATCAAAAGGTCTTGAGGATATAGCATTTCCTATTGGATATGAAAGGCGTCTAATTAAAAAAGATGGTATAGATGTTAGTTATTATGTTAGTATAACACGTAATGTAAGTACTTGGATTAGACCTTACTAATTATGGTTATAGTTTATAGTTTATAGTTTATAGTTTATAGTAAAAAGCATATAAATTATATTAACCAAATAGTAATACATAATTTTAATATCTCTTATTATAAATATAACATGGACATTAATATAGATAAGAAATATTATTTATACAACAGAATTCTAAAAATATTAATTAATATAATACTATACTACATATTCTTACTAATACTATTCTCGTTTAACACGTCTCAACATACACAAATCTTATCTATTGTTGTTTTTAGTACTGTATTATTATATATACTTGATGGTAATTTTCCTGCATATACACTTGGTGCCTAAATGCATATAACGCAGATCAGTTTTATTAAACTAATATAAACAATAAATTATTATTATTTATATAAATAAAAGTATGTCTCATTTAGAAGAAGATTATTTAGAAGAAGATAAGCCTCTTAAAGGGCAATCATTTGCATGTTTATCATTTCTAACTCATTTATCATTTCCTGAAGAAAAAAGAAGTCAATACAAAGACCAAAAAATGGTAGGTGTTAAAGTTCGCGGTGTATATAAATCATTTGAAGAAGCTGATGCACGTGCTAAACAATTACAAAAGATTGATAAGAGACATCATGTATTTGTTGGTGAAGTTGGTAAATGGTTGCCATTTGATGCTGATACATCCAACATGGAGCCTGAACAACAGGTATACAGAGAACAGCAATTAAATCAATACATGAAGACCTATTATGACACATTAAAAGAAGATGATGAGCTTGAAGCTGTTAGAAAGGAGGAGATGCTTAAGGGTGCTAATGTTGTTACAGGCAAGCACGATGCACCAGAATCAACTGGATTAGGATCTGGCTTTTTAGAGGATCGCAAGTTACCAAAACCACAACAAGTTGAAACACAAAAGTATGAAGAAGGTGTTGATGTTGAATTAGATGATGTTAAAAAGAGTCAAGCCGAACAAGAACTTGGTAAAGTTGTAGAACAAAAGAATAAAATTGTTTGTGAACTTGAAGAGGGTAAAAAATCATTATCTGAATTAGAGGATAAAATGGCAACAATAAACCAAATTTATAAGCAATTGCAACAATGACCTACTGACCTACTGACCCAAAGACATCAACCGACCCAAAGACACCAACCGACCCAAAGACACCAACCGACCCAAAGACACCAACCGACCCAAAGACACCAACCGACCCAAAGACACCAACCGACCCCAAAGATACCAACCGACTCAAAGATACCAACCGACCCAAAGATACCAACCGACCCAAAGACATCATTGGTGCCAAAGTAAGTAAAAAATATTATTAAAATTAGGGCAGCTAAATTTATTTATTTGTGTATATATATACAAATAAATAAGTTATGAATATTATAAGAGGATTTTTTTTTATATTTTTAATTATAGGTATAATGTTAATTGCATTATATATGATAAATAATAATGTTATGAATAATAATACTAATACTAAAATAGTTTATAAATATATTCCACGTACATTAGAAGAAGAGGAAGAATCGCCAGTATATGTTTCCCAAATATTTAAAGCAATGTTTGAACAACCATCAGTATGGATTAATTCTATAAAAGATGATTATATGAGACATAATGAAGTTCTTAATAAATACTATATAAGCCAGTTATAACCGATACAGTGACTAATGGCTTGTATGGCTGATGTGATCTAATTTAATCTACTTTTTCTACTTTAACTTCATTAGCATTAAGCTTTTTACCACACATTTCCATAATATCATATTTTTTATTTCTTTTTCTCCATTCAGGATCAAAATTTTTATCATGGTGTTTAATAAATTGATTACATCCTATCATTCCAACATCATCATTAGATGCTTTATACCAAAATATTTTTTCTAAGAATGAGCTTCTTGCACCTCTATTAACAATTACCATACAACCAAAGTCATTTGTAAGTTCTTTAAATACTGTTCTAAATGAATCAAATGTTGGGAACATTCCTGCATAATGATCATATAGACGTTTAAGATTAGAATAAAAATCTTCAGCTAATAAGAATATATAATCAAAATTACAACGAAGTTCGGGTGTAATACCCAATGGAAATTGCATTGTAAGAATATACATTAAACGGTAATGTCGTCCATTAAATAATAATTCCATAATTGGTTGATCTTTCATCCATGAACTTTTTTTACTAAGACAATCATCCATAAGAATAAAACCACGAGGATCAACAAATTTACCATCTTTTTCCTTTTGTTTTTGTTTTTCAATCATAATATCTTGTCTATATAAAACCTTTTCAATCGTTTCACTTTTGTATTCATAATGTATATAACTATCTGGAAAAAATGCAGAATAAAATGGTGGATTTGCCATTTTTTCAGTTGGAGCAATTATTATACCAACAGGTATATCTTTAAAATTTTTTAAAATATCTCTACATACCCAACTTTTTCCAGATGCTCTTTTAGCAATCATAACTATTGCTGGATTTTCAACCATAGATGTTAGATGAAACTGTTTTATTTGTAATTTTTTATTACCATTTAAAGTAACATTTCTTGTATTTTCAGCCATAATATACTACACATACACTTTAAAAATAATTTTATACTTTAAAAATAATTTTAGAGTATGATTTATCACCTACCACCTCCCACCTCCCACCTCCTACCACCTCCTACCACCTCCTACCACCCACCACCTCCTACCTATCACTTATGCCTTCAGTACATATATATTTACAATCTTAATCCAAAACTATGTCTTTGTTGTGGAAGATTTGATTTTAAAAATATACTGTCTGATTTTAATAATGATTTTATATTAGCTATATTATTTATATCAGGATTAGTTATTTTATTATTAAGACCGGGTCGAAGATTACCCCCTTGATTAGCTAGAGGATGAAACAGATTATAATATGGTTGAGCATCTTGGACTTTAACTAATCTGTAAGTATTACTTGTATTACCATCACAAGTAAAAATATATAACAATAAGGAAATAATTATAGTATAAACAATTGGTAATTTATAATTTCCTTCAAATATTGATATATTTCTTGATTTAAATAAGTTGATGTTTACAATAATATAAATAACAACAAATATTATTAATGCAACTAATAACATGTGATTTTCAAGCACGTATTTAAAACTCATAATTATATATATATTATTTATATAGATAAATTTTTTATACTGATATTTATAAATATAAACTATCTCTTATATTCTGCTTACCATGCCTTCATGGCCTATCTTCCATTAAGGCCCTTATAAAATTATACTAATAATTTAAAAAATGAATCTGCTTCATCGCGTTGTTTTGATTTTTTAAAATTTTTATTTATTTTACCTGTTCCTATACCAATATCAGAATTTATAACAGGTAAATCATTTATTTTATTATTTCTTATAGCTATTGGACTTGTTAATTCATCATTATTATTTTCAATTTTAGACATAGATATAGATGCATTTTCACTTGTATTGCTATATTCTTCGGGTATTGGATTATTATTTAATATATTATCTATCTCTATATCTTTTTTCTTATTTATATCAATAATACCACTTGTATTATCTACTGCACCTCCTTTACTTATGTCATTTTTAACTGAAGTAATTACGGTGCTATTAATATTACTTTGTGTATTTAAGATATAATTTTGTCCTGATATATTATGTGTGCTTTCATAATTCCCTCCTACTTTCTTTTTATCTTCCTCTTTATTATCAGCATTTATAATCTCTTTATTATCAGCATTTATAATCTCTTTATTATCAGCATTTATAATCTCTTTATTTAAATTTATAAAATGTTCAAAGTCTTCATTATTATTAGTTGATACTGAATTAATAATTGCATTTATATTTGGTTTTCCTCCATATTTTTGATTACTAATCATTGTATTAACCATTTCTTTAATATTATTGAAACTTAATTTATCTTCTTTTTTAGAAACTTCAAAATTTATTTTTAAATATTCTTTAAGTATTTCATCATAATTTGGTATTGATTTTTTAATAGCATGTTCAGTACATTCTTTAATAATTTGATATATTTCTCTTTTTTTATCTTTTTTAAGAAATAATTCAGGATTTTCTTTAAAATAATTACTTACTTCAATATAACATTTATGAATATAATCTTTAATTATAATATTATCATATAATTCCGATGAAGAAAAATTAGATTTCTCAGTAATTGGATTATATGTTAATAAAATTATTTGACTTTTAAAACATGCCCGAACTAGATCATCAAAAAAAGTAGAACATCCTGAATTTAGTTTTATATTATTATATTCATTTTCTATTTCATAATTATTTAATATTGGTATATCACTTAAACATAATCTAAAAATAGTAATTGTTCCTGGATTAACAATTTTTTTATTATATTTATGCTTTTCATCTAATAATTTACACATATTTACAGAGTATTCATACATACTATTTATACCTGAATATATATTAGGTATTATTAAACTTGATAAAAAATCAAATAAATTATTTTTACATTCTAATAAATATTTATAATCCATATTATATATTTTATATATATTATGAATTTCTTAAACAAACCTATGATTATTGCCAAAGGTGCCAAAGGCCGTACAACTTCATCTTCATATCCTTTTTACTGGAGTGGTAGTTCCTTTTGTGTAAAGATATTAAGCATTTCCACCTCTATGACCATAAAATGTTGCTTGGTTAGGTGTCATACAAACACAACCTAAACCATCTTCATAATTCATACCAGAGTAATTATTTGCAACATACTTATCAGAATAATCACAGTTTTTGTCTTTTAAATCAGTATCGCTCATGTATTGAGCTGGGCAACAATTTATACTTATAGGCATATTACTTACATCATATTGAGAAACTGAACCAGATGGATCTAATCTATACATATTTTGTACATCTTCCCGATTTTCTCTTTCCCAGTCCCTATCTCGTAAACGTTCATTGTCCATATATGATCTAAAGTGTTCATTACCGCCAACATTTACCATATTTATTATAACAATTAATACAACTAATACAATTACAAATTTTAATGTAGAATTCATTTTATATTTATATATATTCTTTAGATAAAATAATAATTATTGTAAATTATATTATTAACTTATAAACTTTTTATTAGTACACTAACCAAAAAAGAAAATGAAATAAATATCTGTAATGAAAAAGGTTATATATTAAAAATTTTAGCAGTTACAAGTAATCAACAGATTCAAAATAATATTAATAATATTAATATATATATATATATATGTTATATCTTATTAGACATAGTGAAAGATTATCATATGTAGACAGTGAAAAATGGAAAAAACATCCAAGATATAAAATAAATAATAAAGATGATCCACTTACAAAAAATGGAAAAGTAATTGCAACAACAACAATTACAAATATGTGTAATTCTGGTAAACTAATAGCAAAAAATATGGAATATATTTATTCAAGTCCTTTTTCGCGTTGTATTGAAACAAGTTTAATATTTCAAAAAATTATTAAACAATTATTATCTATCAATGTTCTTATAAGAATTGAATATGCACTTGTTGAAATTAGCATAAATACTAATTTTTATATTAAAGATAATGTAATTAGTGTTGATAACACAGTTGGTTATTTAGATGATAAACTTGAATTAGAAAATATATATCAAAAATATGGATCTTCTCATTTTGATATAGAATATAAACCATTTGTCCAATTTAGAAAAGTTAATTTTGACAAAACTTTTGAAGATGGATATAATCGCGCTTATAGTGTATTTGAAACTTTCAAAAAAAATACAACATCAAGTAAAATAAATATTTTATGCACGCATGGTACTTTTATGAATAGTATTTATTCAATTAGCGTTAATACTGTAAATATGTGGAATATAAATTATACAGATTATTGTGTTGTTCTTGGTTATAAAAATAATGTAAAAAAACCAATACTTGGTCCAGTAATATTAACATGAACATTAACACTAATATAAACATTAACACTAATATAAACATGAACACTAATATAAACATTAACATGAACGCGAACATGACTAAGTATATTATATAAATGGTAAAAGTATATCTGTAAATATATATGATATTTTATCATCTTTATCATCTTTACCAAAGGTGTCTTCTATATCATTAATTTTTTTATTACGACTATAAAAATCTATAGCAATATCATATTTTTCCAATACTTTATTAATTATTATAATATAATTTAAATTTGATGCAACATATTTATAAAAATAATTATTATTAATCTTATAATTATCAATATCATAAATAATAGAGTGTTTATATTTATTTATTGATTCATTCAAACATTGTTTAAGTGTTTTATCTAACTCGCTAATAAATATTTCATTATCAATAATAATTTTATTTTTATTAAAATTATTTTTTCTTATAACATACAATCCTTCAGGTGTTATAACTAATGATAATTGTAATTCTCCTCTATTATGATGTTCTATAAAATGATTTATGTCTCCAATAGATGGAAATTCATAAATAATACCATTTTTAAATCGAGAACCTATATATGGTGTTGTTGGATGTGTATGAAATATATATTTTTGATTTAACATTTCAATATTGTGTTTTGGTAAATATATATATGGATCATTTGATGCTACACGAAACTGATTAAGAACAACGATTTTATCAACTTTATTATTAGTAAATAAAATATATCCATGATGCTCCGAATATCTATTTATATTACTATTAAAAATATTCTTATTATTATCAATATATATTTTTTTACTACCTCTATGATATAAACCATCAATCATATTAAATGCATTTGTATTAATGTTTAAAAATTGTATGTCATAATTACTAATATTTATATTGCAAATTTTTTCATATAATGAAAATTTTATCATATTATGATTTGTTAACATGTGTATGTCTATATCATCTATAACTATTGTATTATAATTATATTTATAACCATCATTATTATAATTATTACATAATATACACTTTTTTTTACTTTTTACTTTTTTAGTATTACTGTTACTAATAATTATATCTATCTTCTCATTTATTAACTTATTATATATAATTATATAATTCATATATCATATATCATATATCATATAAATAAATTTATTAAAAAGTTATTAATTCTGTTATCATTATAATCACTGGTTCCTGCTTCCTACCCGAATACATGTTAAAAAGTTATTAACTCTGTTATCATATATATCTCATTATAGTCACTGCTTACATTATTACTTATTATCCAAATACATGTATAACTTTGGTCCTGTTTGTCCTGTTCATCATTATCAAGTTTTATTTTATAATTATTTTTAATAAGTGTATTAATTAAATCAGTAAAATCATTTTTTTGAATTAGTTGATTATTATTATTTAATAAATATTTCTTATTATCAATTAATATTTTTCTTGTATTATTAGCAATAGAAACAGTTATTTTATCTATATATGGATTTGCATCAGCCCAAATTATTAATGATATATCATTATTAATATATTTTTCAGTTAGTAAAAGAAAATATTTACATTTTACTGTTTTTTTATCATAAGTTATATTTAATATATTATTACTCACTTTCTTTATTTTATATTTATTATCAAGTATATTTTTAAATATAATTTTATATGACATATATAATTTATATAACTAAAAAAAATATATATTATCCCTATATTTGATACCTATTAATTATTATCGTTTATAATGATTATCGTCGTTCATATTGATTATTATTGTTTATATTGATTATCGTCGTTTATAATGATTATCGTCGTTCATATTGATTATCGTCGT